AAATTAAACAATTCTTTGTTTTCCAAACCGTGATTAATAATTTGTTCTAAAACGTCTTTAACTAAATTTTTAATATCTTTTGATTTAACATCAAATTGTTTATCAACGTATAATGTTATTTCCAAATTCATAAAAGACCTTTTTTCTAATTTGATACTCTTTGTTCTTATATCTAAATCAACTATTGATTGTTTTTTAAAATTTTGATTTTTTAAATCGTGTATTATTTCTTTAATTTTTCTTTTTGATCTTAAAATTGTATAATCAAAATTATCCGTATCATTTTCGGGTTTTAACCAAGAATTTAATTTTAAATAAATTGTTTTTAAATTTTTATAGTCTACTGTTCCGTAGCCAATCTTCACGTTTTTGTATGATCCTAAATGGATATACTTTCCTGTTTTCATCAATATTTCATATTATATATTTTATGGTGCTTTTAAAATATACTAAATAATATTTTAAAAACAAAAAAATTTTTAATATATTTGTAATATAATTATTGATATGATCATAGTTGAAGTTAATAAAGAAAAAAACATTGAGTCTGCATTAAGAATTTATAAACAAAAGGTTCAAAGAACAAAACAGATTCAAATGTTAAGAGAAAGACAAACATATGTGAAACAATCTGTCAAAAGAAGGGAAGAAATTCTAAAAGCGATTTACATTCAAAAAATTAAAAAATAACCTTAATTTAGATCATTTTTTAATTCAAGTAATCTATAGTAGTTAAATTTCGATGTATCCATATTAGATACCTCACTTTTTACATTTTGAAGTTTTGATTTAAATGTATCGTCTGTTGATTCAACTAATAATAAATCTATTTTTGTAATAAGTGATTCTTTAACTTCACTTAATTTAGTTTTCAATTCATCAGTAGATAATGATAATATAGATTTCAAAAGTGTTTTTTGTTCCTCGTTTAATGAATTACTATATAATACATTAAAATTATTTGCCAACACTGAATTCAATAAATTTTCATGAATAGTGTGTAAATTTTTACTTACATTAGTAACTTCTTTTACTGTTGTTAAATGTTCATAAAGTTTTCTTTTGGCGATAACTTTATTTTCTATATTCGTTAAACTATCCTCTAATAATAATTGATCTAAATTTGTATATAATTCATTTTCTGATATCTCTACATCACCAATTTTTTCATTTAATGTCTTACAAAATTCTTTTATTGTAATGAACTTATTTTTTAAAATTGATGTGAGTTCCTCTACATATATTCTGGCAACATCATTATCTCCAATATATTTATTCTCCACTTCTTCATAAAACAAATACATTTCTTTGAAATCCTTATTTGAACTTATAGTTTTAATAATGTCTTTCATTTCATCTTTATTTTGAGATCTGTAAGATTCCAATAATTTTTGTAATATTTTTGTTTTAACTGAGCCAAAAGTATTCATTTCTAATCGTTTAATATGTCTTTTATTTTTGTTTCTATTTCATAAATATTGTGTTGGGCTTTATCCATGTCAAATAAATCTTCAAATTTCAAATTTTCTTTTCCCAACATACCTAATATTTTTGATTTTTTTGTTTCACTTAAAGGTTCACTTCCACCTGCTGGTGGAATTGTTGGTACTGCCCCATCTGGTGCCATTCCTCCTGCAGAAGGTGCTGCCCCACCTGCATCTTCCATTTTCTTCCTTTCTTCTTCGGGTATACCATACTTAGAGTCAACCTCATCGAAAATTCCACTACGTTTAATTACATTTTGTGTATTTGTTAATTCAAATCCCATTGCTCTTTCAAGACGTTGTTGTTGTAGATCCAATATTACTTCGTTATCACTCAAACCAAGAATATTTTTCTTTGCCCATGTATGAGAAACCGGTAATATACCTATTTGAGATTGGTCTGAAGTAGCGTCTTTATATAGTGTTATTTTTTCCTTCCACTGTTCAAGACGTAACAAATCAGATTGTGCAGATGGATTAGTTAACGATAATGAAAAATTATTTAATTCATCTTCCAATCCTAAGAGATAAAGGTGAACTAATGCTATTTTATTCAATTCTTGAATTAATGATTTTTGTATTCTGTTAATAGTTCTTGCAAAACGAATATCCATTAACGCTAAACTTTTACCTTCACCAACAACTTCTTCAAAACCTAAAAATGCTTTAGGTATTCTTAATGCAGCTAAAAGTTTCTTTTGAATGTATTCAATATCGGCAATTTCACCTAAGTTCTGTGCACCAGCCAATGTTTCAATTGGATTTGATTGTGCAGGGTCTCTTACAGGAATAAAGAAATCCTGATCTACAGCCATTTGATTATATCTCATATCAACTTGACCTGTTCTTGGATCAGAAATTTGATCTCTTTTAAATTTATTTGCAACACGTTGAACATAAGGTTCAATATCCTTATCGTCCATATTACCAACAAATATTTTGAAGACTCTTCTTTCGGGTGCTCTTGATGTTCTGTAAATTAACATTGCATCTTCAGCAAGTAAAAGTTGTTTCCATATTCTTCTAATCTTATCTAACATAGAAGTCCCATATGGAAGTTTTCTATCATCACCCAATAATCTAAAATGTCCAATTTCCCATGCCTGAAATTCTATGTCTTTGTTTTTCCACATAAATCTTAATTCACGATTCGGTGTTTTTTCTGTATCAGACACAGGTTTTGAAGTTGCACCCTCAACTCTTTCAATTTCAATATTCGGTAATTGTTGACATCCTACGATACCTTTTTGTGGATCAATTTTCAAATAAACAAAATTATCACCATACTTACACAATCCACGAGCCCACATTTGTAAATTTGTATTGATATCTAATCTATCATTAAATAAATCTTCTAAAATAGATTTAACTCTATCCGATTCAGAATAGATTGTTAATATATCACCCTTTTCAGATAATGTAGTAGACTCCTCTGCATAAATGTCAAGTGATGCGGATATTTCTGGTGTGAACTCCATAGATTCATAGTCATAATACGCAGCCAATCTATTAGGCTCATAATAAACCGATTGATTGTAAAGCGATTGGTCAAGTTTTGTCCACTTGTCCGAAATATATTGAGATTGTTGTGCTTGAAGAAGTTGTTTTTGAAATTCTTCTCTGTTATCAGTTTTTAATAATTCATCTTTACTAAAATTAAAAGAAGGAGTTTTTTCTGGTTTACTTTGACCAGGAAATCCAAACATTCTCGTTAATTTCTGAAAAACTGTCAAATTTAGATCCGCCATGTATATAAATAGTTTTTTTTAGAATATAAACTTAATTACCTAAATTAAAAAGATTATTTTGGTTTTGAAAATAACCAACTATATTCTTGATATAAGTTTTTAGAAAGACTGTTTGTTTTGTTTGGATAATAAGTCCCATTATTATTCATCTGCATCGGACCTATTTGGTCAAAAGCGGTTCCATAAGAATAAAATGATTTATTTGGTTCATATGTTCTTTCTGCTAAAGTCCATGATTCCATCATAGCAATATTTTTTGCAGTATTTCTTTGTAATTGATTAAATGATATATCACCAGCATAAAGAGCTATAGATAAACTCATAATAGAATCGTCATGTGAACCTTTCATATGATCAGGCCTACCATTTATATAAACAAAAGTATTAAGTTCATTCAATAATCTATTTGATCTGATTATAAAACCCTTTCTAACTTGTTCCTCAAATGCTGCAATTATTTGTGTTCTCTTATTATTAAAATTAATACCGGGTATTTTTTCTAATTTCTTCTTGTCCCATTCCCAAACATTTTGAACGTTTATTCCATCAATAAATAAATTTTTATAATTCATCTCTTGCAATTTTCTTGAAGTTGCAATTCCCATACCACCGGTTATATCAACAACAATAAAAGAATCATATAAAACACCCCATTTATATGCAACTGCAGCTAAATCATCTGGTGGTATTTTACCTATGTACTCTAAAACTTGTTCTCTTTCATCAAAATCTACAATATTAATAGATGAAAAATCTTCACTATCACCTCTACTAACATCAACACCCATAATATAACGATGACCCGCTATGGGTTCTTTCCATTGCCATAAAGTTCCTTGCATATATTTTTCTATAGGTTGTCTAATCATATTCTTAGCTATATTATCCTGAATATCGGAAGGTATAATACCATCTCCTGAACCTAAAAAGTCACACTCAATTTCTTGAGCAATTTTACGTCTATCGTATTTAAATTTTTTCGCCATTGATTCAAACCAAGATGAAAATGGTTTATATCCCATTTCTTCATACTCTCGATATTTTTCTATTTCATAATCATGAATAACAACCTCATCATCATTATATTGTTCTCTATTTAACATATAATGAACAATATCATTACATTTAATCCATTTTAAATCTTTTGTATAACGAGGATCTTTAAACCATCTCAATTCTGTTATATGAAAATCGTTTTTTCCACGTATTGCTTGGTCATATACACCGAAGTATATTTGATCATAACCATTTGGTGTAGAAATTAATATAATTTTACCACCTGTTGATAATGACGCCATTGATGCAGCCCAAAAGTCTTCACCTGCTTCAATATATGCGGCCTCATCAAATATAAGAATTGTTGGTGTATAACCACGTAAGGCATCTGATGAAGTTGCGACCGCTTTAACTTCACAACCATTATTTAATCTAAATCTACTTTCAGAATTTTTATCAGGATGGAAACCAACATTAATCCAATCAGGCCACTGATCTAAAAAATGGCGAACCTTATTTGCCATCTCAATAGCGGTATCTCTTTTGTTTGCAATAATCAAAACCCTTTCAGGATTTTCGGGTTTTGCAGTTTGTAATTTTTTCGAAATCCAAGCGGCGGTTACAGTTGATACACCAGCTTGTCTATATTTTCTTGTAATATTCTCATTAAATTCTTCGTAATCTTTTATTAATTGTATTTGATCAGGAAACAATTCTAACGGAACATATTTTTTTTGTGTATTATCGTAAGTTTGTAAATATGTTTTTAAAGCATATGGAGCATCTTTTATGATACGAGCATATTCTTTTAATTGTTCTATTTTAGTATTCATACTTATAAATACAAAAAAAGGTGGATAAACCACCTTATACTTATTTTCTAGGAACTAATTCGCCACCATCGTCTTCATCATCTTCTTCATCATCAGAACTCAATCCTATACCTAAATTACTTAAGAAATTACCAAGGTCTTTATCTGAAACTTCATTTTCCATAGATTCTAATTCATCATGAAATTTAGACATTACGTCTTCATAATTTTCATCGTTGAACATCTTTTGTATACCGATTAATATTTTACCCATTAATTCTTTTCCCTTTTCTGAACCAGATATTACTTCTTTCATTAATATCAACATTTGTTTAGCAGGTAATTTGAAAATTTCCACTAACAAATAATTTTGTAATTCAACTTTATTTTCATCTGTTACGATTTCTTCAGGAAATTGAGATCTGATTCTATCCCATATAGCTGGACCTAATCTAAGATCCCACATTTCTTTTTCTAATGTGTCTTCTGATTGTTCAACATCTTCAAAACCCTCATCACCCTCAGGTCTTCCTTGAATTGCAAATAATTCTAAAACTCCTTTTATTAATTCATGAACTAAAACCGGAAAATTAATACCTCTTGCAACAACTTTTGCTTTACCATCCTCATCCTCAGGTCTCTCAACACTTTCTTTACCCGCAACACTATTACCCATCCCCTTAATTTGTTCATCACTTAACTGCCAATAATTTATATCATTTATTGACATCATTATTCCATACAAATTCAATAACTGATCAGATCCAGTTATTTCACCAATTTTATCACTTACTAAGTGATACATGTAATGACCCTTTTTTGACGCTCCTTGTATTATATTGTTAATAAGTCTTCTTTTTGCCTTTTCTAAATCTAAATTTTGTAATTCGTTAAATAAATTTTGTTCCGTCTCGATATCAACTTGTTGAGGGTTTTGTTGTTGACCTTGTTCTCTATTAAAATCACTTGAATCAATTTCACCCATACCAACAATTTTTGCGTCAAATTCTATAGAACCTTCAGGAATTCCCATTTCTTTCATCACCAATTCGATCGCTAAATTTTCCAATTCTGATCTGTGATTTTGTTCTAAGTTTACAATTGTGTTATGTGCATCTAACATCATCATCATTAAGGGTCCCATGTTATTGGTTCCACTCAGTTGAACATCAGATCCTGTATATCTTCTAAAATTACCAACAACTTGTCTGTATCTTTCTGATGCCAATAATTCTTGGAAGTTTTTGTTGGGTTCTTGTCCTGTTGATGGTAACGGAATTTTTCTTAACGGTGTATCACCACTAGCCAACTTATTTTGTAAACCTTGATCCGGTCTATCTGGTGAATCGAAATCCATTGCCATCTCTTTCAAATTTTTTCTTACTAAAGATAACAAATTTTTTTTAGAAATCATTATTTTGATTCTTTTAATGCCTTTGGTTTAGGGTTTTTTCCGGGTCCTGGTTGATATGGAGTTTTTGGTTTATCACCAGGCTTTGTTGTTGGGTTAGTTTTTGGTTTAGTTTTTGGTTTAGTTGTGGTTGATTCCATAGCATCTTGAGTTTTCCCAACATTAGACTTTTTTATTGAGTCATATGTCATAAATTCAGGAATACCATTATGTCCTTTTTTTACATTAGGACCAACTTCAACTTCATTTAATTTAGTTTTTATCAATTCCATAATTTCATT